TACCACATGATGTTAGAGTTAGGGAATTAGGCACAGGTAAGAGTAGAATGGAGATGCTTGAGGACTTAGGCATTAACAACATTGAGATAGCACCATCATTATTAATTGACGATGGCATACAACAAGTCAGAACAATGCTAGACAAATGCTATTTCGATGAGGTATCATGTGAGAAACTTATCGATTCCTTACAGGCATACAGCAGAGAGTGGGATGATAATGGTAAGACTTGGAGGATGAGACCAAGACACGATTGGAGTTCACATGGTGCAGATGCTACAAGGTATCTTGCAATAGGCTACAAGCCTTTCAATGAGAACTGGGATAAACCATTAAGGAGAAACTTGCAAGGAGTAGTATGAGTGGTTTGTTGTCTGATTTATGGGAAGACAGTAAGGAATTTTTTGGTGGATTACTTGACGTAGACCCTGAGTTACAAGCAAGAAGAGATGCTGAAGCTAAAGCGTTGTATGATGCTAGAGCCGAAAGTCCATTCTTTCAAGCACTTGGTTGGGGTGAAGGCAATGATGATAGAGAAGGTAATGCATTACAAAACTTTTTGCCAAGCATCGGTGGCATGTATCGTGATTCAGCACAAGCAATAACAAATCCTGCTGTAACTGCTGAAGGTATAACTAATTTAGTAGCAGGTGGTGTACTTAATTTAACACCAGTAGGTGATATGTTAGGTGAAGACGTTGGTGAAGCACAACGTAAAATGGCTAGTGAGTTTGGTAATTACCTTAAAACATCCTATGGCACTTGGGATGGATTCAAAGAAGAGTTCCGTAAAAACCCTGCTGAAGTATTGTCAATGATTGCAGGTGCAGGTTTTGCTGTTAAAGGTGTAGCAGATGTAGCTACTAATCCTGCTGTTCAACAAAGATTTATGGCTGAAATGGATGGCATGGTTGATGCGGCTAACGCAGGACTTATGACACCATTGACTGTATGGCATGGGTCACCTTACAACTTCAAACGATTTAGCACAGACAAAATGGGTAGTGGTGAAGGCGCACAAGCTTATGGGTGGGGAGTTTATCATGCTGAAAACAGAGATGTTGCTAAAGAATATGAATACAAAAAAGGATTAAACGACAAGTCATACAGAGCATACCAAGACGAAATGAGTAAGCGTTACAATGAAGCTATAAAACAGGAAGATTACATTAAAGCTGAAATGTATGAAAATGCAAGTTTACATGGTAGTCCTGAGTTTAGCTTACAAAATATGTTAGATGGTTACAAAGACAGACCTGAGATACATGACAAAATAAAAGCTGACCATGCTGAGTGGCAAAAGACATTTGAAAAACAAGATTTTGGTAGATATAAAGTTGACTTGCCTGACCAAGCAATTGGCACAATGCTTAATGATGACATACCTGTTTATGACCAACCTAAAGTAGTACAAGACTTTTTAAGAAAAGAGCATGGTGCTTACATGGATTTAGTAGATGAATGGAAGCCATTGCAACAAAGAAAAGATGAAATTAATGCACAATTAAATGTTGATTTTGCTGACAATGAAGTAGTAGGTCTATTAGGTGGAAAGCCAATTAACACAGATAAGTTAATGGCAGAACGTGATAGCATTACTAATGAATTACGCAGACTGCAATTAGAGATAGATGGCTTAGGTCGTGGCACAGCACCTACACCAACAGATGGCTCAAGCATTTATGGTTATTTAGTAGAAAGAGAGATAGCTGAAAATGGAATACCTAAAGAAGCATTAACGTCAGAAAGACCACAAAGTGCAGTAGAAAAAATAGTTTCGTTACGATTACATGCAAATGGTGTAATGGGTAGACAATACTTTGATGGTGATTCACGTGGGTTGTCAGACACAGAAAGAAAAACAAGAAACTATGTAACCTTCAATGCAGACACGTCAAAAATATTAGAAAACAAAGGTGTGGTTGTCGATAATACAAAACGAGACGTATCATCTATTCCAATTGGTGATGTAGATATACGATACTCAGGTGGTAAAGATAAAAACTCTGCACGTGTAGGTGATTTAGCAAACATAAGTGGTGGACTGTTAGACCAATATGGTCGTACAGTTGTTGGTGAAAACCTGATTACTGCACCTACTAAATCAATACAAGATTACGAAGGTAGACCATTTGTTGCTAGTCAATCAGATACTACAAAAGCAGGTGGTATTCTTACACATGTTGATGGTCAGCCATTAAATAAGCCTGTTGATTTGTTAGGTGGACAAGATTATATGTTTTTACCTGAAAGTTATAAGCGAGGATTGTTATGGGCATCAGCAGAAGAACCTATTGATAAGTTAATTAGTCAAGCTAAACTTGCTAGAGATACATTTGGTGAAGACCCTATATACTTACCATTTGCGATGAAACCAACTGGCATGGACTTTAGTAAACAAGTTACAGATACAATGTTACAGTCTGCTCTTGCTAAATTAGACAGCAAACAATTAGATGAATTAGATAAATTAATACGCACTACCTCAACAGATAAAGAAACAGGTGCAAAAGTAAACTTAAACTGGAAAGGCATACGTTCAGAAAACCCATTAGATGGCACGACAGGTGGAGAAAGAAAAGAAATCAACAGAATTATTGATGTTAACTTTAGAGCAAAAGGTAAGAACGATGGCACAATAACTTTGCCACAAGCTAGGTTAGCAAATGCAGATGAGTTTCAATTAAACAAAGAACCTTTAACAATACAAAACGTTGGTGAAGTAAGCATGAGTGATATGAAATCAAATGTTTCAGGTCATCCTACTTACCCATATGCTTTGCGTGGACAAGGTCAAGCAAGAATTAAAGAAGATTTAAGCATATTAGATTTGTTTGACAATACTAAAGCAAAAAATAAAGATGGTGTAGAGTTGCCAATGACACGTCAAAACTTTGACGATAAAGATTATCGAAGAACTACAATGCAATATCCACCAATTGGTTTGTTAACACATGAGAGATTAATGAAGCTTGAAAAACAAGGGTTATTATAAAAAACAATGATATACTATTGCTAAATTAAACAGGAGATAACATGGCATACGGATACGCAAAACCATCAGGTGATTACAGAAGCCAAGGTATTTTATCTTTGTTAGGAAATATGGCTTCACCAAAAGATGGTGCAATGTCAGACAGAGAAAAGACACTCTTCATGGATACAGACACAGGTACTGACCATCACACATTAAAAAATCCTACACGTAATGCAGGTGCTTTATCAGGTGGTGAATTTGCTCGTATGGATGAACTAGAAGCAAATAATAGGGCATTAATGGCAGGTGTTGGTATTGACCCAAACATGACTGGTGGCTTATCCAATCAAGAATTACTTACCAAGTTTTCGCAAATACTATCTACAGTTAGTACGGAAGAGCAAGTGCCAGTTGTACGTAACTTTTCTCGCTTAGATGATGATGGTAAAATGAGAATGATGTCAGAAGTTGTAGCAAATCCTGCTTTAATAAGAGGCTACCAAATGCAAGATGAAATACCTTATTCTAAAAACTTAGGGTTCTAATATGGCTTTATCTAATTACACAGGATTAAAAGCATCTATAGCTGACTTCCTAAACAGAGATGACCTTACAGCAGTAATACCTGATTTTATTACATTGGCTGAGGCACAAATTAACAGAGACATTAGACACTTCAAGATGGAAGCAAGGTCTAGTGGTCAACAATCAAGTGGTGATGAGTATATGCAAACTCCTGCTGATTGGATTGAAACAATACGATTACATCTTACAGGCACAGGCACTACGGTTGTTAACCTTGTCTCAAGAGATGCTATGGCGGACAAGAGAGCCGCTAACGAGAATGCTACAGGCACACCTCGTATGTACACACACGCAGATGGACAATTTCAATTGTACCCAACTCCGAGTAATGACACAGATTTTGAGTTGCTTTACTATCAGAAAGTACCATCCCTTAGTAGTAACTCAGATAACTGGCTTTTGCTAGAAGCACCTGATGTATACCTCTATGGTAGTTTATTACACTCAGCACCGTATTTAGCAGAAGACCAAAGGGTAGCAGTTTGGGCGCAGATGTATTCTGCCGCAGTTGCTAGATTAAATGAATATTCTGACAATGCACGTTATAGTGGGTCAGGATTAACACTTAAAGTGAGAGGATTAGTATGAGTTTTACAAACTTTTTAGAAACAGAAATCTTAGACCACGTATTTGCAGGTGCGGCTTACTCAGCTCCCGGCACACATTACCTAGCGTTATTCACAGCAGTAGCAGATGGCGAAACAGGTTCAGTAACTGAGTTATCAGGCTCTGCATATGCTAGACAATCAGTTGCATTTACTACATCAGGTAATACAACATCGAACAATGCGGCAGTAGAATTTCCTACAGCTACAGGTTCATGGGGTACAGTAACACACGTTGGTGTTTACGATGCTTCTAGTAGTGGTAACTTAATGGCATATGCTACGTTATCATCGAGCAAAACTATTGATACTGGTGATGTATTTCGTGTTCCATCAGGTGACTTAGATATTACGCTAAACTAATAGAGTAAGTTTCTATGGCTTTTGAATACGGTGAATCGTATTATGGCTTACGAACATTTGGCTCTAGTGTAGGTGATGTAAAAGATGCTTCAGCAACAGTAACAGCCACATCAAGTGTAGCCAATGTAAATTACGTTGTCGCTATAGGTGCGGATGCAAGTACAACTGCTACTTCAAGCGCAACTTGTTCTGCGGAACAGTTTGTACTAGAAGAATCAGATAGATATGTATATGGCTCAGGCTTATATGGTAGAAACGTCTTTGCAGGTGATGCTGATTTACAGACAGTAGTTACTGCTACATCTAGTGCAATAAGTAGTTGTGAGCGTATACATTTAGGTTCTGCAACCTCTACGGTAGCTAGTGGTATATCTGCTTTAGGTGGTTTCTTAGGAAATACTGGTGGTACAGTTACTGCTACAAGTAGTATTGCATGTGGTGGTCAAATTGTAGGTGAGCGTAGTGCTACGTCAACACAAAATTCTGCCATTACTGCTACAGCAACTGCAACATATAGTGACTCAGTACAAGTAACAGCAACATCAACCGTAACAGCAAGTGCTGAGAAATTCTTTTTAGAAAGCTCAGATAAGTTTGCATATGGAACTGGATTGTATGGTTACAACAAGTACGATGCTGAAGATTTACAAACAATTATATCTGCTACATCAGTTGATACAACGTGTACAGGTGCTAAAGTAAATCTTGCTTCAGCTACATCTAGTGTTACAAGTGGAACAACAGCAAGTGCAGAACGTATAGAGCAACCAACTGCTACAACAACAGCCACGTCAAGCTCTACTTCAGCAGGTTTGGTTATATATGTAGGTGTTGCTACAATGACATCGACAAGCACAACAACACAGACTAGCAATAATACGAGAGTACGAGAAAGCACAGGTATAGTATCATCAACATCAGGTATAGCAACAATAGCTAGAGAAAAGTGGGAGGTAATACCACCTACATCTATAACTTGGACTGAAATAGCGGCATAAGATTATGGCATTAATACCATTAGACATACCACCGGGTCAATATAGAAACGGTACAGACTTTCAATCGTCAAATAGATGGCGAGATGCGAGTTTAGTAAGATGGCATGATGGCTCTATGAGACCTGTTGGTGGATGGACAACTAGAAAAGCGAGTGCATTTGCATCAGCTCCTAGAGCAATGTTATCTTGGTTAGATAATTCGAGTGACTCATATTTAGCAGGTGGCACATATAACAAGTTATATTATGTAAATCCTTCACATACAGTCTACGATATAACACCTTCAGGATTGACATCAGGTAACTTAAATGCTTCACTAAATCTTGGCTATGGTGGAGGATTTTATGGTTATGGTAATTGGGGTAATGCACCTACTAGCTCAGGTATATATCAAGAGGCAACTACATGGTCATTAGATACTTGGGGCGAATATCTTATGGCTTGTTCATCAAAAGATGGCAAGATATATGAATGGCAATTAAATACAGGAGTAGCCGCCGCACAAGTAAGTAATGCACCAGTAAGCAATAAAGGTTTAGTAGTTACAGAAGAAAGATTTGTATTTGCATTAGGTGCAGGTGGTAACCCTCGTAAAGTAGCATGGTGTGACCAAGAAAACAATACATCGTGGACTGCTTCAGCTACAAACCAAGCAGGTGACTTTGAACTTCAGACTGTTGGTCAAATTATGTTAGGTTTACGTATGAGAGGACGAACTCTTATCTTGACTGACAACGATGCACACGTTGCTAGTTATTCAGGCGCACCATTTGTCTACGGATTTGAAAGAGTTGGTACAGCTTGTGGTGTTGCTTCAAGAAGAGGTGCTGTAGCTATAGATGAAGGTGCGTTTTGGATGGGTCGAAAAGGGTTTTTCCAGTTTGATGGCTCTGTAGCTAGTGAAATGCCATGTGAAGTGTCAGATTATGTGTTTGATGACATGAATGTATCACAAATTAGTAAAGTTTACGCTGTTAATAACTCACAACATGGTGAAATATGGTGGTTTTATCCATCCAGTAGCTCAAACGAAAACGACAGATACGTTGCACTAGATTATAAAGAAGGACATTGGTCGACTGGTGAATTAGACAGGACAGCAGGAGTTGACCAAGGAGTATTTAGCAATCCAATATGGGCAGATGCTAGTGGCAATCTTTACAATCAAGAGACAGGTTACACACATGGAAGTACAAAACCATACGCTGAGTCAGGGTCTATAAGTCTTGGCAATGGTGATAGCATTATGAAAGTAACACAGCTCATACCTGACGAAAAAACACAAGGACAAGTAGAAGTTACGTTTAAGACACGTTTTTATCCTAATGATAGTGAGACCTCACATGGAGCATTTACGCTCGGTAATCCTACAGATGTTCGCTTTCAGGGTAGACAAGTACGTATAAAAGTACAAGGCACAGGTAATGACAACTGGAGGTCAGGAATAATGAGGATAGAAGCTAATCCGGGAGGTAGACGATGAGTGTACAGACACCTCCACCACCATTAGGCAAAGATTGGAAGCCATGGGGTGAGCGATTAAATACGTTTCTGACAACTACAAGAGACAAACTAAGAAGCCTTACAAGTGGTGAATCAGCATCAGATGATGGTATCTTGATGTGGGATAGAGGTGACAAAAATCCTGTAGTATCTATTGATGGTGTGTGGACTCCACTAGGACTAGGCGGTGGTACTAATAGTGGCTCTCATGGCTTCTTTTATAGCACAGTAAGTCAAATTGCAAGCGCAGTTGATACTGCCTACGGAATTACTTGGAACAACACAAATGCTAATAACAATATCTCTATTAACGGTAGTGATTCAACAAGGATTGATTTTGCTAAAGGTGGCACTTATTATTTAAATTTTCATGCTACAATAGCATCATCAAACGCTTCTACAAAAACAGTTTATTTCTTTCCTAAAGTAAATGGCACAACAAAAGACCACTCAACTATTATTACTACACTTCATGAGAATGGACAAAAGAAAATTGCATCAAGAAACGGTTTATTTACAATGAGCGCAGGTGATTATCTTCAAGCAATGTGGGCGGTAGATGATATTGCGGCGTGGTTAGAGAACACTACAGCAACAGCATTTGCACCATCTACACCAAGTGTTACCTTATCTATTGTTGAGGTTACAACATGAATATACAAGAAGATTTAATGCGCGGTAAAGCATGGATAGAGTCAGCACTTAAAAAAGGCGGCAATACTCATGACTTTAAAGACATTGTAGATGGTGTTATGAGCGGTGATTTCCAATTGTGGATGGGGTCAAACGGATGTGCAGTAACCGAAATTGTAGTGTATCCTAATAAGAAAGTGTTACATGTGTTCTTAGCAGGCGGTGATAAAGGTTACGGAATACATCAAATTACAGACATGCATGATGATGCAATAACTTGGGGCAAACACCAAGGATGTATAGGGATGACTGTTACTGGTCGAAGAGGATGGAAAAAAATCCTTGAACCTAAAGGTTGGTCAGAGCAGTTTACAACATTATTAAAGGAGTTTTGACATGAGTAGCGGCGGCGGTAAAGGCGGTAAGAAGCAAACAGAGACAACTATACCAAGTTGGATACAACAACCGGCAGAAAGAAATATTAGACGAGCTGAACAAGTACAGCAACTTAAATACATGCCATACACAGGCGCAGAAGTAGCGGCATTTACTCCGGCACAAGAAGCCGCAATGAATACAAACATTGGTGCGGCAGAAGCGTTTGGTTTGTTAGCTCCTAATACTCTTACAGCTACAACAGGAATGCCTGAAGCAACTACATACGCGAATGGTATGAGAGGTTATGGCTCTATTGGACTATATGACCAAGCACTAGCAGAACTTACAGCAAGAGACCCTGCAAACATGGCGGCTTACAACAGTTTATTTGGTAATGCTGTACCTGCTAATTTAGCGCGTTCATCAGGAGGTGGACGAGGTGGAGGAGGCGCACCTACAATTAACAGTCAGCCACGAGCAGTTATACCTAATCAAACAAAATATGGTGCAGATAGGTCACCTGCAATAATGGGTGGTAGAGGTATAGATAGAAGCACACCAAGAGGTTCAGGCAAAGTTGCAGGAGTATCGGCACTAAATAAATATGGCAATCGTTCAGTTGGAAGCAACTATGGTGGTCGTAAAAACTATTCAGGATTTTAATTATGGCTAATCAAGGACTACCCGGCGGTCAAACACAAAATATAAATCAGTTAGCCGCACAAGGTATTAAAGGTGCAGGGATGGGTACTGCAATGGGCATGGGATACACACCTAGTCAGGTAAATGTAGCAGGACAAAGTGCAACTGTGACACCTCAGACTCTTGCAGGTACAAATATGCAACCTTACACAAACCCATATGACGATGCTGTAGTACAAGCTAACGAGGCAGACATACTACGTGGCGCACAGATGGGTATGAATAACCTACAAGGTCAAGCACAAGCCGCTAGAGCATTTGGTGGTAGTAGACATGGTGTTGCTATGGGTGAAATAGGTAGAGATACTGTTAGTCAATTAGCTCAAGCATCAGCAGGACTTAGACAAGCAGGCTTTCAAAATGCTCAGAACATGGCATTACAAGACATTGGCAATAACTTCCAAGCTCAATTAGCTAATCAACAAGCCGGCATGGGAGATATATCAAATCAAATGCAAGCAGACTTAGCTAATCAACAAGCAGGACTAGCAGGCGCACAACAAAGACTAGGTGCGGCAAACCAATTAGGTCAATTGTCTAATTTAGGTTTTGGTATGGGTCAAACTGTAAACAGAAACTTAGCTACACAAGGCGCGCAACAGCAAGCACTACAACAAGCATTGTTTGATGCGGCTAGAAAACAATACCAAGGTTTTGTTAATCAGCCTGTACAAGGTCTTAGTTACGTGACAGGCGCATTAAACGCTAACCCTGTTAGCACACCACAAACAGTCACACAAACGAAAACACCGGGTCTATTTGATTATCTAACTTTAGGAGCAAACGCATACACCGGTAATCAAGCGCAACCAACCCCGTTCTAGGAGATAAAAATGGCATTAGGATTAGGACAAATACTAGGAGGAGCAATATTAGGAGGAGGTCTCTTAGGTGGCAAGGACGATGAAGAACAACAAGGCATCATGAGCGGCATTTCTAATGTTAGTAACTCATTATTTGCCGGTATGTCACAAGAACAGGTCTACAGACTAGGACAAGGCTTTAATTCTATGCGTTTAGAGCCTGACCAAGGTATGCATGCTAGTTTTGAGAACAGAATTGCATCAATACGCGAAGGTGATACTAAATCAAAGCAAAGAAATGCAACTGTTACAGCTCTTTTGGGTATGAAGTCAGAAAATTACCCTAATGGCAGGACAGATTTAGCAGAAATGGTACGTAAAGGTGTCATTCCACCGGGTGAAGCTGTCACAATGGCTATGAAAGTAGAGCCTTTATCTGCATTTGCAGAAAAAATGCAATGGTTAAAAAATAATCCTAATGCAAGTCCGGAACAAAAAGCTTTAGCAGGAATAACACCGGCTACAGAGACAGAATTTGACAAAAAATTTAAACTTTTTTCAGACGATAGTGAAGATAGTGTGTTAACTGCTGAACAAAGAGAAATAGGTATGGAAAACTTGTTAGGTGTTGGTACAACAAAAGACTCTTTTGAAAAGAAAGTGGCTTTGTACGAAAAAATGAAACAAGAAGGTACATTGACACCTGACATGTTAGCATTATTCGGTATTCCTAAAGTACAACAAGCAGAATTTGAAAAGAAAATGAACGCGCTCGAATTGTTAGCACAACAAAATGGTATGAAGCCTGTTGAACTAATGAATAGAAAGATTGCGCTTGTGTCTAACTTTACACCTGATGATGGCAAAACAAACGAAATGCGTAACATGGATTATAAAGCGCAACAAGCAGGACTAGTGCCGGGAACACAAAAATATCAAGACTTTTTCCTTAATTATGGACATGGTAATACCGATATAGATATTGACTTTGGTGATAAAGACAATACAGATGCCTACATGAAAGAAGGTCAAAAACTCATGGTAGAAAACGACTTCAAACAAATAGATGAAGTAGAAAAAGCAAGAAAAGCAATTGTAAAACTAGATGGTGTTTTAAAGTTAATTGATAAAGGTGATGCAAACATTGGTGCATTGTCTAGCTTCTATCAAGGTGTAGATGAAGTTATGGCAAAGTTTAATCTATCAGCAGAGTCAGCCGCATCAGCTACAGATACTCAATTACTAGAAGCCGCTTTAGGTAGTGATGTATTTGGAATGATTGCAGTTTTAGGTATTGGTGCAAGAGGTATTGACACACCTGCTGAAAGAGATTTCTTAATACAAGTGATGACAGGTAGAAAAGAAATGACACCTCAAGCTTTGAGAATGATGACAACAATAAGACGTAAATATTATGCGACTGTTATACAAGACTATAACAACAGAGTTAATGATGGTTACTACAATTATTACAACAAGCATATAAGAAAAACACCAACTTATAAAATACCGGAAATGCCACAAATTGTAGTACCACAAGTTGCAGATACAGTCAGTATAGAAAGAGGTAACGAACTTGTTAACAAATATAATTTAGGTGGACAGTAATGCCAACTTATGAAGATTTAATTCTAGCGTTAAGTAAAGCAGACCAAGCAGGCAACATGTCAGATGCTCAAGAAATTGCAGGTCTTATCAGAGAATTATATCCAAACGGAAACATACAACAAGCGGTTACACCGCAAGAAGTAATAGACCAAGCATATATACAAGAAGAAGGAGCTAATGTAACTGTTCCTGCACCAGTTGTAGCTGAACCTGTAATGACTGAACCTGTTGCAACACAAGCAGTAGTAGCAGAGCCAGTTATGTCTACAGACCAAAATGCTAATCTTTTGACTAATGATGGTGTAATTAGACAGCCTGTTGCATCAGAAAACATAACACAATCGACTAGACCTACTGAAGAAATCATAGCTACACTTGATGAAGCAGGACAACAAGTAGTTGTACAAACACCTACTGGTATGGCATACATAGACCAACTTAATCGTATTGTTTCAAATGATGAGGCAGTTGTCGCGGCGGCTCTTGCAATGTCACAAGGGCAAGAAACAGAACACCCAAGCAAAGTCTACGCACAAGTTGAAGCACAAAAAACATTTACAGACCAACCGGCTAACTATATTGCAGGATTGACTGGAAATATTGTTGAGGGCGGTATCGGTTTAGGTAGTTATAGAGATGAAGCAATGGGTGCTGTAAATGATGGCATTAACTTTTTATATCAAGCCGCAACAGGCGGTGAATTTGCTAAACCCGGATTGCCTGAAAACTTAGTTATGCCCGGTGACGAAATTAAAGAAAAAGCAAGAAGTATTGATGAAGATTTTGATACTGCATACCCGAAAAGTGCAATAGCGGCTAATGTAACAGGAGGTATATTAACTGGTTACCTTGCAGGTTCAACAAAAAAGGCACAACAATTGTATCAATGGATACAGGGATTGCCTAAGATATGGAAAGGTGCGGCTCTAATGGGTTCAGGAGCAACAATTGGCGGTGGAGAAGGATTGTTGTATGGTTTTGGTGCAGGTGAAGAAGGCGAAAGGGTTGAAGAAGCTTTAGACCAAGGTTTGTTTGGTGCAGGTATTGGTATGGGTGCAAACTTAGCAATAATGCCTTTAACCTATGGCTACAGCAGAATTGCAAATGGTTTAAAAGACAAAAGTACAGAAGCAGTAGCATCATTATTCGCAATTAGTAAAGAAGCGGCAGAAATAATTAAAGAAACAATATCAGCAGGTGGTTCTACACTAGAAGATATGCTTGGCAATCTGAAACGAGGTGGTGTTGATAAAGATGGTGCTATGATTGCTGATGCAGACATTGCGACACAAGTTATTACAGATGCTGTTGCGGCGGCAGGCGGTCAAAGCGCGGCTACAGTTAATCGTGCATTACAAGATAGAATGACAGCTAATTTAAGTGGAGTTATGACAAGTCTTGACCAAAACATAGCAAAAATACCGCCTATGGAAGACTTTCCGACTATCAAGCAAGACCCTAAAGAGATAGCGAAAGAAAATGCACAAAGAACAAAACCTGCTAGAGACGAAGCATATCAAAAAGCATACAAAACTCAAATAGATTATTTGTCTCCGAAAGGTCAAAAAGTGCAAGAAGCACTAGACGAAATAGATGAAGGAACATTAACACAAATACTGAGCAAAATTAATTCACGTATTAGAAATAGTGAAGGCGATGTCACAGAGTTAGCGTTTAAACGCAATATTGCAGAAGATGGAACAGAATTCCTAACTCTTGTAGATATGCCTACAATGAAACAATTAGATTTCATCAAACGTGAGTTAAGTGACATTGCATTTAATTCAGCAGGTGTTTTAGCACCGGGCAGAGTTTTACCAACAATGAGTCAAGAGGCAAAAGATGCATTAGATTTAAGATATAGATTATCTGAAGCATTAAAAGAAGCTAACCCGGATTATCGTAAAGCAGTTAAATTAGGTCAAGATAAAATAACAAGTGAAAACGCATTAGCTATGGGTTACGACATGCTAGACTCAGGTGTCACACCGCAAATGGTAGCTAGAATGGTTAAAGATGCGGGTGAAATGGACTTAGACTATGCAAGACTTGGCATAAGAGCAAAACTAGAAAGAGTGATAGGTGAAATGAGACCTACACCATCTAGAATGCCTGACAGTAAAGAACTTGATGAAATATTTAAGCTTTTATCATCTAGAGATAATAGACAAATACTACAAACTGTTTTATCACCAAAAGAATACAAAAAAATCGTTAAAGATTTAGATAAAGCAGAAGTAGCTATTAAAATGAGAATAGCTGTAGCAGAAAACAGTAAGACAGCTATACGAGGCAATGTATTAAGAAATATAGAGCAAGTTACTGATGAAGCTACATCTATTAGACAAGTGATGGCAGAAGGAAGAGGTGTAGAAGCTACAAGAAAAATAATACAAAGAATTAATGAGACACAAGCTGTATCTAAAAAGCACAAACAAATTATATTAAAAGAATTAGCTAGTGCAATGACTGGTACACGTGGTAAAGATGCAATAGCAAAACTAAGACAAGTGTATGATGCTGTTAAAAATGGTCAGCAAACTTTAGATGACATAGAATATATATCTAATTTAATGTATACAGGTATAAACTTACAACTTATAACAGGTGCGGCTACGAAGGGTAGAGAAATTAGAGATTACATGACAGAGGAGCAATAATGAAGCAAGAAGCAATGACAGATGATGATGTACAAAGCATAGCTAAAGATGCTTTAGATTCTGCAATATCCTTTGTTGAAAGTGAAATAGCTGAAGACAGGATTAAGTCACAACGCTATTTTGAAGGTGAGACAGACATAGGACAAGAAGATGGACGTTCTAAAATTGTGGCTACTAAAGTAAGAGACACTATTAGAGCTATTAAACCTAGCTTAATGCGTGTGTTTTTATCCTCTGAAAACCCAGTAGAGTACATACCAACAAGCCAAGAAGATGTTGTAGGCGCAGAACAAGCTACTAAATACGCACATTGGAAGTTTCAGCAATTAGGTGGTTACACATTATTAAATAACGCTATACATGATGCGCTTGTTAAAAAAACAGGTGTTTTAAAAATATGGTGGGAAGAAAATACATCAGCAACAATACACACTTACACAAACGTCACAGAAGAAGAAATGGCGGCTATTGTTAATGAAGATGATGTAGAAGTATTAGAACACACAGAAGAAACAGAGATAGAAGTAGACGAGATGGGTAATCAACTATCTTCATCTATGCATTCTTTAAAAGTTAGTCATAAAAAAGCTAATGGTGAGCTAAAAATAATGGCAGTACCGCCTGAAGAGTTTGTTGTTGATAGAAACGCTAAAAGTGTAGAAGATGCGTACATTGTAGCTCATAGAACAGAAATGCGAGTAAGTGACTTAGTTGAGATGGGTTACGATTTTGAAGAGGTATCTAATTTATCAGGATTAAGCTCAGATGATACGTATACAGACACAGAAGCATTTGAGCGTAAAGGATATGAGCAAGACGAAGAGCAAAACACACAAGACGTATCTATGAAAAAGGTAGCTGTTACTGAAGCTTACATGAAGATGGATAAAGAAGGTACTGGTGTTGCTATTATGTACAGAATATTAATGGCAGGTGGTGATGATAAAGTTTTAGAGTGTGAGCCATATGGTGATGTACCTTTTGCAGTCTTTGAAGTAGACCCTGAGCCACACACATTCTTTGGTCGTAGTATTGCAGACTTGGTTATGAACGACCAAGACTCATCTACAGCTATGCTAAGAGGAATGATGGACAATGTCGCATTAACTAATTCACCAAGACAAGGTTATGTGCAAGGTCAAGTTAATGTAGACGATTTAATGAACAATGAGATTGGTGGTCTTGTAAGAATGAAATCCCCCCAAGCCTTGGTAGATATTGCAACTCCTTTTGTCGCAGGTCAGGTATTAACTGCGATGCAATACATGGACGATGCTGTAGAAGCTAAAACTGGTGTAAGCAGAGCTTCAATGGGTCTTGACCCTGATGCATTACAAAATACCTCAGCTACTGCGGCTCGTCTCCAAGCACAACAAGGTTCAGCACAAATTGAAGTCATGGCTCGAAATATTGCCGAGGGAGGCATGAAACGTTTATTTAAGCTAATGCTACACATACTAATAGAAAATAGCTGTGAAGAGACTCTCATGCGCTTACATGGCAACTTCCAACCAGTAGACCCTAGAGTATGGAACACAGGCATGGATTTACAAGTTAATGTTGGTGTAGGTACTGGGCAAGAAGCAGAAAGACATGCGGCATTAAACCAAGCATTACAAATGCAAATGCAAATATGGACACAATATGGCAATGGTAATGGTTTAGTAACTATGACAGGCATACGCAATACACTTGGAGATATGTTAGCTCTACAAGGTGTTAAAAACGTTGACAGGTATTTCCAACCTATCAATCCTGAAATAGAAGCTCAGTTAATTCAAGAGCAACAACAAATGGCGGCTGAGTCACCACAAATTACTGAAGCTGAAGCATTAGTACAAGCAGAACAGTACAAAGCAGATAAGCAAATGGAAATGCAACAACTAAAACTACAAATTGAAGCACAGAAAGCTATTGCAGTAGATGACAGAGAGCGTGATAAGTTAGACCAAGAACTTATAATAAAAGCGGCAGAAATACTAGGTAATTATGGCACTAAGGTAGATATAGAAAACATAAAAGCGGCACAACAAGAAGCTAGATACCCACAAGAATCGCCTGCACAAGCAGTATTAGGAGGTAGATTCTAGTGTCTAACAATTTATCAATAGTAGAAAAATCTGCTAGAATGAAGACATTACAGGCTGACGACATGTTTCAGTTAGCCATAAAAGAAATTACAGAACAGCAAGTAGCTGTTTTTGTAAACGCTGATTCGAGTACGGATGAGCGAGAGGAGGCACACAATATAATTTGTGCGCTACAAAAGATTGATGATTACTTCGACTCCGTTAAAACGGATGAAGCAATGTACAATCGTAAACTTAAACAGGAGACAGCACCTTGAGTAACGAGACTGAACCTAAAATAACTGACGTAGATAGTGCTTTAAGTAGCATTCTAGAGCCAGTAGAAGAGACAACTGAAGAAGTAATAGATGAATTTCAGGAAACAGAAGAAATATCTGCTGAGGCTGAAGTTGCTGATGAAGTTGAAGAAGTAACAGAAGAAGCTGAAGAAATTGAAGCTTCGGACTATGAGGATGACGAAGACCCAATAGATGATGCCAGTCTTGAAGACCCTGTAGAACCTGAACGTTATACTGTTAAAGTAAATGGACAGGAATCTGAGGTAACCTTAGAAGACTTAAAGCAAGGCTATAGTGGACAGAAGTACGTCCAACAAGGCATGCAAGAGGTTGCGGCGGCTAAAAAAGAAGCTGAAGCAGTCTATGCGGCTTTGACTAATGAACGTCAGCAGATGGCTGATTTATACCAACAGCTCCAAAATGGACAATTTGCACCTGAGCCTGTTAAACCGACTAAAGAAGATTTTGATGCAGACCCGATTGGGTACATGCAAAAGAATCTTGAGTATGAGGAACAAAAGGCAAATTATGATAGGCAAATGGCACAACTTGCACAGGCATCACAGCAAAATAGTGTTGCTCAACAGAACGCTAAACAAGCTTATTTACAAGAACAGATGCAAATTTTACAGAAAGAAATACCTGAGTTTGCTGACTCTACAAAAGCCAGTAAATTAAGGGAGCAGTTAGTTGCTACCGGGAAATCTCAGTACGGATACACGACAGAGGAAATTTCCCAAATATCCGACTATCGAGCTATTAAGGTATTGCACGATGCTATGAGGTATCAGGATATTATTTCAGGCAAATCAAAGGCAAAAGTTAAAACTTCGTCTGCGAAACCTGTAGTAAAACCGGGTGCTAAAAAAATGGCAACTCCAAATGCAAAAGTACGTTCTCGCCAAAAGGCAAAACTTAGGGAGTCAGGTAGCATTGATGATGCTCTTGGCTTAATTTTAAATAGTTAATGGAGAAATATTATGGCACAGCCAAGTAATACTTTCGACAGCTATGACGTAAAAGGTATTCGTGAGGACTTAGAGAACGTTATTTATGACATCTCTCCTGAAGAAACTCCTTTCTACTCATCGCTTAAAAAAGTTAAAGCAAGTAACACTTACCATGAGTGGCAGACAGATGCACTACGTTCATCAGCCGCCAATGCTCATATTGAAGGTGATGACACTACGGGTGAAGCAAGAGTTGCTACTACTCGTTTGGGTAATTACACACAAATCTTTAAAAACGCTGTTGTTATTCCTGACACAGACGAAGGACTTGATAAAGCAGGTCGTGCGGCTGAGATGGCATACCAAGTGTTAAAGATTGCTAAAGAGCAAAAGCTAGACATTGAAAAAGCATTGTTTGATAACAACGCTTATGTCGCAGGTAATGCTACTACAGCACGTGAACTAGCAGGTGTTCCTGCATACCTAAAGACTAACGTTGCTAACGTTGGTTCAGGTGGTGCTGCTCCTACAGGTGCAGTACCGGGTGCAACAGCACGTACAGATGGTACAGCTACTGTGTTTACTCAAGCAGACTTTGATACTGTTATGCAGGCTATTTGGGAAGCAGGAGGTAAGCCTGATACTGTATATCTAAGTGCGTTCCAAATGAACAAAGCACTAGGATTTACTGGTATGAACAACCAACGCTCTACAATTGGTGCGGCTGTTGGTGGTACTAATGCTGTTGTAAATGCAGTAGACGTGTACGTTACTCCTTGGGGAACAGTTGATTTTGTTCCGACTCGTGAGAACAGAAGTCGTGATGTGTTTATTATGCAATCCGATATGTTTGGTTGTGGTGTTCTTAGACCTACTAAGAATACTGAGTTAGCTAAAACTGGTGACTCTACTAAACGTCAAGTATTAACAGAACTTACGCTTATCTCTAAAAATGAGAAAGCATCAGGTGCTGTTTACGATTGTACTACTTCGTAATGAGGTAGAATACGAGTTGTGGGGAGTCCTCCTTAATCTCCCCACACTTATGTGGAGAGTCCGAGTTAAGCTCTCCACACCTTTAATTGGACAGATATGAAAGTAAAAGAACAAGTACAATACAATCAAAAAGAAGATAAAATTGAGATTGCACGTACATTTGATAACGCACCTAGCCTAGACAGAGCAGAGGATTTAAGAAAGGCTAAGGTGGGTATGACTGGTGAAAATCGTCTTGTAGGCTCTATACCTTTACACATCATGGCTCAATGGTGCAAGGATGCAGGAGTTAACTGGGATGATATAGAAGCTCGTAAAGAAGTTGTCAGAAAAAACATCTTGAGTGGTGAGTTTGACAAATTCCGAGTATGGCAAGGAACTTTTTAATGATGGAGAACAAGTATGGCTGATACAACTACTACAACCTTTACCCTTGTTAAGCCTGAAGTGGGAGCTTCGGCAGATACTTGGGGAACAAAATTAAACACAAACTTAGATTCAATTGATGATTTACTAGATGGCACTACAGCAGTAAAGCCTAATTTAACAGCAGGTCAATGGAAAATAGGTGGCACAGCGATTACAACAGATGCAACAGAACTTAACTATGTTGATGGTGTAACAAGTGCAATACAAACACAACTCAACGCTATAACAGCTAATAATTGGGTTGTGACAGCAAGAATTACAGATGCTAATGTAACAACAGCTAAGATTGCAGATGATGCAGTAACAAACGCTAAAATAGGAGCTGATGCAGTTACTGGTGCAGAGATTGCAGATAATGCAATTAACTCAGAGCATTACACAGATGGCTCAATTGACACAGCACATATTGCAGATGACCAAGTCACAGCAGATAAACTATCTAATTCACTTGGTAATTTAAGTGGACATGGTGTTTCACATATTGGCTTGAACTCAGGTGATTATATTAAATGGACTGATAACACTAAACAAGAATTTATTGTTAATGGTAATGTTGAAATGCAACTTGAGGCTGATGGTGACTTACACGTTGATGGTGACATTGTTGCTTTTTCATCTACTATTTCAGATGCAACGTTAAAGTATGACATCAATCCTATTGACCATGCATTAGAAAAAATTGGACAACTGAAAGGTGTAACTTACAAATACCTTAAAGATGGCATGGAGTCAGCAGGTCTATTGGCACAAGATGTTGAAAAAGTTATGCCTTGTGCAGTAACGGAACGTACATTGCCATTGCATACAGGTAATGACGAAAAGTACAAGACTTTGAACTATGACAATCTACACGCTTTGTTAATTGAATCAATCAAGGAGCTTACTGCGAAAGTAGAGAAACTGGAGAAGAAATAATGGCAGTTAAATCATCAGGAGATAATTTATCATTAGGTGGTGATGTAGTAGGTGAATTTGGAGGTTCAGCACCACATGCAATGAGTGAATATTACAGAGGTGCAGGTGAAGTACCTTCAAGTGCTACAGGTGTACCTGCTTCGGGTGAACTTATGATGAGTGATTTTTATGGTGCGGCTAACTATGCACCTATTGCATACTCAGGTGGTACAACAACAACTTCAGGTGATTATAAGTTTATTACGTTTACATCTTCAGGAACATGGGCAGTTTCAGGCACAGCAGGTGGTGCGGCAGATAATACTGTTGATTACCTAATGGTAGCAGGCGGCGGCGGCGGTGGAAAAAAATACCATGGCGGCGGTGGTGGTGCAGGCGGTATGCTTTCCGGCACATTTGAAGCGGCGGCACAGAACTACACAGTAACAGTTGGTGCAGGAGGTGCATCAAGCTCAAGCTCTTGGGGTGGTTCAGGAAGCAATACAGCAGTAACTGGAAGAACTACTTGTATAGGTGGTGGACATGGAGCGGCGGCGTATCGTGGACATGCGGCTAGTGGAGGCTCAGGCGGCGGCGGTTCATTTAGAAACCAAGATTGGTTTGGATTAGCAGGAAGTGGTACATCAGGTCAAGGTAATTCGGGTGCTAATGTTGGTACTAATAACCATGGTGGTGGCGGTGGTGGCAAAGGAAGTGGAGGTTCAGGCACAACAGGCGGCTCTAAAGGTACTTGGTCACCAAACTCAGGACAATACGCAGGTGGCGGCTATGGCGCACCTAGCTACAATGGTGCGCAATCAGGAAGTGGGCAAGGTGCTTCAGCTGGTTTAGGTGGTTCAGGAGCGGCTAATACTGGTGCAGGAGGAGGAGGCTCAGATAGAAATGGTGGCAATAATGGAGCTTCAGGAGGCGGTTCAGGTATTGTTATTTTCCGTATTAAATATCAGAATTAGAGGATTATATTATGGCACATTTTGCAATTTTGGATGATAACAATGTTGTAACAAATGTAATAGTAATTGCTGATGAAGATTGTCAAGATGGCAATGGCGATGAATCAGAAGCAGTTGGTGTAACATTTTGTACAAACCTATTAGGTGCAGGTACATATGTACAAACATCTTACAATGGTACTTTTAGACAACAGATGGCTATACCGGGTGGTACATACGATGCGAGTAAAAATAAATTTATAGCACCTAAACCTTGGGCATCATGGTCATTAGACAGTAATGATATTTGGGTAGCACCTATAAACAAACCTGCTGATGCGGTTGACAATGGTGGTGCAGTTGCATACTATTGGGATGAAGAAGCATATCAAGCAGATAATACAGTAGGATGGAAAGTATTAGAGTAAGATAATAAGTAATTCTAAAAGGAGGTAGAATGAAAAATTTTTATTTTTTAGTTAGTTTGCCAAGAGCAGGTAATACGCTTTTTGGTAGTTTAATAAATCAAAACAAAAAAGTCTGTTGCACAGGTAATTCTATTATATTAGATTTACTATGGCAAAACGAATGTACAAAACAAAGCGATGGGTTTAGGAACTTTCCTGATGAAAACGCACTTAATAATGTACAAAAAAGTGTCTTACATAGTTATTACAAAGACTACAAAGCAAAAACAATAATAGATAGGAGTAGTTGGGGAACTCCTATTAATTATAAAATGCTTAAGGATTACATATCACCTAATCCAAAATTCATAATACTTTACAGACCACTAGCAGAATGCTTTGCTTCTTTTATGAAAGCTGAAGCATACGAAAACGAAGATGTGATGATTAATCATCTTATGGATACACAAGGTTTTATGAATATGACCGCTACTTCTATTGTTAATGTTTTGCAAAGCGAGGATGAATATTTGTTTTTAACTTATGATGAATTAGTATCTAAGCCAGTTGAAACTATTAAGAAAGTATTTAATTACATAGGAGAAGAATACAAACCAATTAAAACAAAGGAGTTTGAACAGTTTAGTGCGAATGGTATTGTATACGATGATAGTGTTCTTTTTTCAGACCATCACACTATTCGTACAGACAAAATTAAAAATAAACAAATAAATGTAGATGATTATTTAAGTGATAAGTTAATTGCAAAATCTACAGAATGGGATGCTGATTTAATGAATTTGCTAAATACTAAGTAATGGAAATTATAAATGAAAATAATTATAGATTTCCATATTGGGGCGGTTTATTAATTAAAACGAGTGTGTCTAACTTACTAAAAAAAACATTATTAGATAAAGGTAAGTTAATTAAAAAAAAATCAAACAATTACAATCATAATTTAGTTGGTGCAATAAAACATGAATATGTCTACAAAGATGTTATGAAATGGTTTATACCTATGTTCGCAAAACCTTTGAAACATTACGAACATGAATTTTTACAAAGTTGGCAAAATACAGCGACAAATATTGTAACACCATTTAAAGTTAAAAATTGTGAGCTTTGGATTAATTACCAAAAGTCAAAAGAATTTAATCCTAGACACATGCATAGCGGCGATTTATCTTTTGTTATATATTTAAAAATACCACAAGAATTGATTGAAGAAAACAAAAAAACAAAAGAAAGATTTAAAAGTGAAGGCACAGGAACAATTCAATTTCATCATGGTGAAGCACTTCCTTTTGCAATAAATACAGTAGAAGAAATGCCACATGAAGGTGAAGTTTTTATTTTTCCATCTTGGATGCAACATTCAGTCACACCTTTTTTCTCAGACGTTGAAAGAATATCTGTAGCAGGAAACATTATTTTGGAGAAAAAAAATGCTTAATGAAGTTACTGTTTATTGGTCATATGATACTAAATATCAAATAAGAGCTGAAGAACCTGTGCCAATGATAAAAAATTATTTTAAGGGAAAAGAAGCTACAAATTATCAATACATGCATTGCCCATCATTTCATGAACAATATAAAAACACGTTTTGTTTAAAGTCATTGTTTGATTACAGAATTAAGTTTCAAAAAAATGATGTATCATCAGATATGCATGACCAAAAATTTTATGAAGAATTTTTACAGTTAAGAGATTTAAAATCAAAATTAGCTTCTTTTCATATGTCATATGTATTTATTGCAGATACAAAAGACTTAGAGATGGAATACTTACCATCAATGATGGAAAATAACAGTTTTAATAATTCAGCAATTTTAGTTACTGGGAAAATGAATATTGGCAAATACGTTAGACCTCTTGATTGTGCTTTTCATGCTAGAGAAAATAGAGTTGAAATCAAAGAAGGTGATATTTATGCTTATGTTAAATTCAACACTAATAAAAAAATAAAGTTTAAAAGGTTTTATAACAGCGAAAAAATCGAAAATGCAATGACAGGACAAAGAATATCAGATTACAGAACAAGAAATTTTAAACCATTAGATTGGTTTTATAAAAAACAACAGGCAATCAAAGTAAAAGAAAGAACTATTAAATTAATCAAAGAAAATTTAGTATGAACAGACGTATTAACAACACAATAGCATTTGGCATAGTAGCCGCGTTTTGGATTATTCTAGTTATTCCTGTATCTGTTTATGCTGAAGATAAAAGCTCAATAACGCAGAATACAACGTCTACTGTGACT